TATATTATGTAAACCAAACCGTCCAAAAAGTGCCTTAAACGTTGGAATATCAACGTTTTGCGGTGCTCCAGGCAGCGAAGTGCCTGGAAACGTTGATTCCATGCGCTTTGGGAGGATTCGCCACCGCCGCACCCCCGGGGGAGGGGCCCCCTTAACCACCCGTCCCTAACCCAGTAGTGGTATGGCGAAGAGACGGCGCTCTGTGTTATAGAATATTTTGAAAATTTCCCTTTCGGAATACAGAAAATTCGTGCAATTCCGCCAAGATAGCCCAAGCATCTCCTTTCGGAGCCCTCTGTGCTTAGATAATTGACTATTCTGATAAAACATACTATAATATTAATGGAATGTCTTGTTGGAGGGGGTTACGCCGATGCTCCCCTCAGAGAGCAAGGAATACATTGAAAATTTATTTTATCTGTACCCTTCTAGAGCTTACAGGCTTACTGTTTGCAGGGAAAAGATGGCTTACAGCAGCCGAGGAGAGGCGTATGCTGAAGGGAAGCGGAGTGGGTATCACAGCAGTGGCATCTCCCCGGAATTGCTGCAACTCGCTATAGATTTGGATAAGAAGATAAAGGAAGTTGAGGCGATACTGGAAGCTCTGACTGACGCAGAGAAAGATTTTGTTGCGAAGAGGTATTTTGACAAATTAACGATGAAGCTGGTGAGTGAGGAACTTCATGTTTCTCGCAGAGAGCTTTACAATATACGAGATAGGATTTTTTGGAAGGCCGCACAGATACTGGTTATAGTGAGTGATAGTTTTGATGTACCTGCGGAGCTGAGAAGCAAGCTGTTGAGTGATGAAAAGGTTAGTTAGAGTGATAAGCTGGCCAGCTATCACATAAAAAAATGGTAAAAAGAAAGGAGGGAAACTCTCCTTATTTGCGTTTGGCCTTTGCCATAATATAATAACACGTAGGGCTTAATGCATGAAGCTTTTGCGTACTGATGCCGGCTTTAGTCTCAGGTTAATTTAATATTGTCTCCTCATTAAAAGCCAAGTAGCACACAATATATCGCCGATATTACCTGTGAGGTAGCCACGTGGGAATTAGCCCAGCCCACGTGGTCCTTTTTTTGCACATTCTGTGCACATTTTGTGCACAGAAATTGATAGATTATTGTGTCTTTTTTGATATAATAAATATAGGAAAAATGTTTCCTGTCCTACCCCATTAGGCTAGGGGGTTAGTGCCCTCCTAGCCGCCGCATGACAAAAAGGTGGGATGTTATGTCTAAAAGTGGTGAGCCAGTAAAATATCCCAAGACGCCACTGAGGAAGCTATCGAATCATCACTACAAGGCTATTGAGATGCGCCTTGAGGGGATGACTTATAGGGAGATAGCTGAAAGGCTGGGCTTCGGACACTCAACTGTAAAGCAGTGGTTCAGGGAGCCTGTGATGAAGCAGGCAATGGCAGAGCTTACCCAAGAAACGATAGATGGAATCAAGGCGAAGCTGGTCAAGGGTGCAGAGCAGGCTGCGCAGACGCTGCTTAAGATTAGCAGCTCTGACGAGATTAATCCTACAGTGTTCTATGCTGCAAGGGATATTTTAGACAGAATAGGGCTCAAGGCTGGGAGCAAAGTGGAGCTGGTGGGCCCTGGAGGCGGTCCGATTCAGGTGGAGCACAATGTTAACATAAAGGACAGAAAGCGAATACTTGAGGCTGCTTTGCGTGCAGTTGAGGTGCTCGATGACGGTGAGGAAACTGAAATATATGAGGCTCAGGTAGTGAGGGATTATGACGACGCAGAAGAGTGAAATACAGCAGGCACTGGACACTATCTGGGAAGCTATTAAAAAAGACATCCTCTACTTTGTAAGGGAGTTTGTATATATAGAGGACCCGCAGACAGACGGGCTGGTAATGAAGTTTGACCCGTGGCCGGCGCAAGTGGAGGCGCTAAATGTTTTTCAGGATCACCGGTTGGTGGTGGTGTTGAAGGCCCGTCAGCTGGGGCTTTCTTGGTTGGCGCTGATTTATACAGTCTGGCGGATGCTCACCAGGTCTGGCTTTCGAGCCACTGGCCTTTCAAGAGGAGAAAATGAGGCTAAGGAGCTTGTTCGCCGCATCAAATTTATACTTCGCTACTTGCCGGATTTTCTGATTAGGCCGGCAGAGGACGCTGCAGGTTGGAATGGCCTGACCTGGGAAGGCGGAGTGATGGGTGTTACCATCAAACATCCGGGGAAAGAGGATTCTAGTTTCAATTGTTTCCCGGCAGCTCCGGACTCTGGTCGTTCATTTACATCGTCACTAGTGGTCCTCGATGAGTGGGCATTCCAGCAGTTTGCAAGAAGAATTTGGCAAGCGGCTTATCCTACGATTAACCGTCCGACAGGCGGACAAGTTATAGGGATTTCATCTGGTCAGAGGAACACTTTTTTCGAGGAAATTTGGAATGGAGCAGTATCTGGCACTAATAGCTTTTACCCGTTATTCCTCTCCTGGCGTGCAGACCCCTCTAGAGATGATGAGTGGTACGAAGAAACGAAGAAGAACTTGCCACACACGTATCGCCAGGAATATCCTGAAACGCCAGAAGACGCCTTCGCTGCAGGCGAGGGAGCAGCGTTTTATGAGTGGGACCCGAAGATTCATGTGCCGTTTGATGCAGATTGGTATCCTCCTCTGGATTGGCGCATAGTACGGGCATATGATGGTGGGCTCGCCAGGGCTTGCTGCAAATGGTACGCAATAAGCCCCGACGGCGACGCAGTTTGTTACAGAGAGTTTTATCCTAAAAACATGACTGACGATGACCAGGCACAAGAAATTAAGCGGTTGTCAAAGTGTCCGGATGGAAGCAGCGAAGAAATAGCTTACACTGTGGCTGACCCATCCTGTTGGTCAAAACAGGCAGGAACAGGTGAAAGCACAGCTGATGTTTTTGCCAGGTATGGCGTGCCGATGCGCAAAGCTGACAACGACAGGATAAACGGATGGAAGAGGCTGCACCAGTGGCTGAAGCCAAGAGAAGGGAAGTCGCCTAGGCTAACATTTACGAAGGCCTGTGTTAATACGATAAGAACGTATCCGACTATAACCGTTGATGAGAATAGGCCAGATGACATAAACACAAGACAAGAGGATCACCCGCAGGACTGTGACCGCTATTTTGTAATGTCGAGGCCTGCGGCTCCGAGAAGACCGAAGGAAGAGGAAGAGATGCGCAGAAGGCGCAGCAGAAGAATCAGGCCTTTTATATCGCCGATTACCGGGTATTAAGGAGTGTGGCACATGAAGAGGCAAACGCAAGAATCGTTAGAAGAAGCTGCCCTGCTGCTGCAAAAATTTAACTACGCAGAATCCTGGCGGCGCCAATATGATGAGGTTGCTGTAGAGTGCTATAAGCAATATGTAGGTTACCGGCCACCGCCAGATGAGGAGCATATAGGGCGGTCAAATCTACACATACCGAGGACATACGAGCAGATAGATGCCCTGAGGTCGAGGTTCATAAAGTCTTTTTTCTCTTCGAGACCGTACGTGGACTTCATACCGATGCCGACGTATGGAGAGACAGTGACCCCTGAGGAGATGTTGGCCCGTGAAAAGAAGGGGCAGATAGCTGCAGCTCTTCTCGATATGCAGTTTGAAAAGAATGGGATAGTCAAAAAGTTTTATGACTATTTGACTAGTCTGCTGGTGTTCCCGGCTGGAATTTTGGGGGTTGGCTGGAGATATGAAGAGAAGGTAATAAGGAAAGAGGTGGAGACAGAACAGATCATCCACACTGAGATGGGGCCAGTAATGGGAGCGCCAGTCAAGGAAGTCCAAGAGATTACAAAGATAGTATTTGATGATAACGAGATTGTGAACATTGACTACTTTGATTTCTGGCCTGATCCGCATGGGCACGATGTAGATTCTTGCAGATATGTTTTTCAGAGGGAATGGGTAACTAGGGAGGAGTTGGAGTCCAGACTAGAGCTTTATGAAGAATCAGGAGCAGGGGATGTGTATGAGGTTAATTATGAGGAGTTGCAACAAGCGAGAGCTTATGAAGATGGAAGATTTGAGAGGCTTAGCGCTGTTGGTTTGTCTCCTCATTTTGACGAAGATTCCTCCTTAGAATCTCCTGAGAAAAACTTGTATGAAGTTCTACACTACTGGGAAGATGACCTGCACATCATGATAATTAATCGGCAAGTGATGGCTTTTAAGGGAGATAATCCCTACCATCACAAAAAAAAGCCGTTCATAGTTCATTCTTATGAGCCGCTGCCTAATGAATTCTATGGTCGTAGCGCAGTGGCTATTATGAAAGATTTGCAGGCAGAATTAGACACCCTTCGGAATCAGAGGATTGATAACATCAGTTTTGTTCTTAACCGAATGTGGAAGGTTCGGAAGGGTGCCGACATAGATGAAGCAGAGCTGGTATCCAGGCCGCATGGCATCATTCGTGTTGATAATCCAGATGATGTAACAGAATTGGCCATGAACGACGTGACAAGTTCTGCGTTCCAAGATGAGGCAATCATTAAGCAGGATATGGAGAACGCTCTAGGAGTTCCATCTGTTGTCCGTGGCGTGGACCCAGCTAAGAGAGAGACTGCAACCGAGGTTGTAACCAAAGCGTCTAACGCTTCGGTCAAGTTTGATGTTAAGGTGCTCCTTTTTGAAGAGTTAGGATTGAAGCGCTTGGCTATGCTCATGGATTCTAACAACAGGCAGTTCATTTCTGAGCCTAGGTTGGTTTATATTTTTGGTGCTGAAGGCGTAGATGCGTGGTTGCAGTACAATCCTGAAGATGAAACAGGAGATTACGATTATAGGCCAGCTGGTTCCAGCACAGATGCAGGCGCCAACAGAGACTATATGAGGCAGCAGTTTAACCAGCTTATGAGTATTGTTATGCCTGCTAACATTCCGTGGGTCAATAAGTATGAACTTTTCAAGTCGTGGTTAGCCACTTATGACCTTCGGAATGTGCAGAAATACATCATCCCGCAAGAACAAGTGATGCAGCAACAAATGATGATGCAGCAGTTGATGCAGGCGATGGCGGCTCAGCAGCCCCAGGGTGAACAAACCGGGGGCACACCACCCCAAGCAGCAGGTGGCTTAGGGATGATGGGAGAGCCGGGTAAGCCAATGCCTGGCCCTGAAACTCCGCTAGCCGCTCCTGGAGCTCCGCTTATAGGATTATAGGAGTGGTTGGAGGTAGGGGAGGGGGTGGATGAGATAGCTGGGAAGAAGGGGCGGCTGAATGATTTGTGGGTATCTGCATTGGATAAATTCATGGCCCGTGGAGAAGAAAAGAAGTCTTCTGCTAAAAAGAAAACAGGAAAAGCGAAAAGCAAGAAAGGGAAGCGGTAGCTGCGATGAAGGAAAAAGACCCTTCTATTGAGCCTGTAGCCATTATGGCTAGGACAGATGGCTATCAGTATCTACGAGATTATATTGAGAAAAAAATCAAATCCAATCTTGCACGGCTCCGTAGGGAAGTGTTTACTGACCTCGCACAGGTTGCCCTCCTGCAAGGGGAGATACGCAGCCTTGAGGCAGTCCTTGACTACGTGAATACCCGTGTAGAGAAATCGGAAGGAGATTGAGATAATGGGAATTTTTGATGATGAATTCCTAGAATCCCCGGAAACCGGACACGATTCTGAGGAGTTCGATGAAGAGGAGCTCGAAGAAACACCTGAGGAAGGTGACGAAGGCCCGGACGAAGATGATGCCGGACACCCTTCAGAAGATGACCAAGACGAGTCTCCGAAAAGAAAGTATGCAAACAAATACGACACAATTGAACAGCTTGAAGAAGGCTACCTCCACGCTCAAAGAAAACTCAGTGAGCGAGATGAGGAGAAGGAAGAGTTGCGGCAGAGGCTCCAGATGTTGGAGCAGCTCATACTGTCTCAACAGCAACCACAGCAACAAGGGTACCAGGGATACCAGCAGCAGGCTGCCCCTGAGGACCTGGATGCTCAGCCGGAAGATTTCCTTGATCAGTTTTACGATGATCCAGTAAGTGTGATTGACAGGCGGATAGAACGCATTATTGAACAGCGGTTAGAACAGCTAAATCCGACGCTGAACGCTGTTCAGCAATTCATGACTGAGCAGTTCTATCTGCGCAAGGCTAGTGAGCTGGCAGCTAAGTATCCTGATTTCCAGGATATGATTCCAGCTATTCAAGAGCTGGGGAGAAAGTACCCTCAGCTCGCACAAGACCCTAATGGGATGGAGCTGGCATATCAAATAGCCAAAGGCATGCATGCCAGCAAAGTACAGTCGCAAGAGGAAAATACTGCGAATAAAAAAGCTGCAAGAATGCCCGGCTCCACGGGGGGCACCCGAAGGACCGAGCGACAGTCAACGGAAGAAGAACTGATCCTTAAGAGTATATTTGGGAACCCGAAGGAGTCAGGCGGAATTTTTGATTAAAAGGAGTGATTTCGCATGACTTATGCACCTGTCGTTCCTAAGCAGGGTGCTGTTTTGACATTTGATTTAGACCGGGAGCGTCGAGATATTCCGGTTGATAAGGAGATTGCACGGTATGTGCCCGATGCATCTCCATTTACAGTAATAATGATGAGGGCACGGAAACAACCTGTGAACTCTACCGAGTTCCACTGGTGGGAGTCTGAGGTCGGCGGTTACTGGGCAGAGTTTACTGCGGCGGCAACTGCTAATGAGACCACACTCTCTGTAACTGACGCAACTATCTTTGCAGCAAAGGACATCATCAAGGTTCCGAGCACAGGCGAAATCCTGTTTGTGACTAGCTCGAACCCAGCCGCAAAGACAATCACTGTTGAGCGTGGTTACGGTTTGACACCATCAGAGGCCATTGAACAAGGTGCTTCGCTCCATAGAATGGGCAACGCAATGGAAGAGAACTCCCTCTCTCCAGAGCCCAAGACCCAACAGCCCAGGAAGATTTACAACTATACTCAAGTTGTAAGAACTCCGCTGTCTGGTTCTTGGCAGGCCGAGCACGACCCCACCAGGGCTGGTGGCAATGAGCGCAACCGCTTGCGCAGAGATAAGTCTATTGACCACAGACTTGACCTGGAGAGAATTATGCTCTTTGGTGAGCCCAAAGAAGATTCAAATGAGAAGCGCCGCATGACTGGTGGGATTTTGCACTTCATCAGTACTAACGTCTATGATGTTGGCGGGCCTCTCACAGATGATGATATGGAGCAGTTCTGCGAGATGCTGTTTACTACTGCGCCTTCGACCAAGAAGCGTAAGCTTCTTGTCTGCTCACCTCGAATTCTGACTCAGGTTAGCAAGTTTGCGAAGGAGAAGCTCATCGTAAGGCAAGATGAAACTACCTACGGTGTGCAAATTACGCAGTACAGATCTGCTCATGGTGTTCTGAATATGGTGACATCTTACACCTTTGAGAGGGACTACGCCGGCATGGGCATTGCAGTTGATATGGACCACATCTACTATCGTCCACGTCGTGACACCACTCTTCGGACCAACATCCAGGAGAATGACCGTGACGGGTGGAAGGACGAATACTTCACCGAGTTTGGCGTAAAGGTCGAACTCGAAAGGACTCATGCGGTTTTGACGGGGGTGACACCTAACTAACCCCAAAGGAGCAGGCAACCCCTGCTCCTTCTTTATTATTTTTAATGGAGGGATTATAATGGCTAGATTTTTAAGCAAGTATAAGGGTTTGGTGTTGGTAATGTCTCTGAAGGATGGCGAGAGGAAGAGGCTGTATTTTGTTGATGGCGAGTATGAAACCAACGACAGGGATGAAATAAACTTTATCCGGAAACATCCCAGATTCAACAGGACTATTTCCGAGATTGAGGAGATCCTGATCCCAAAGCGTAGCAGCAAGAAGGAGGAATAAGCTATGCTGGGAATTTATTTTGACGAAGAGCATAATAACAAGCTTTCTGAAGGTGATGGCTCCAACCCTGATATTACTATCGTAAATGGTGAAACGGGTGGCTCAGAGGAAAGAAAGCTGTTC